GCTGCTTTCACCAGCCACTAAGTAACGATCTTGCACCTCCCTGCTATTGAATTTTACCCCATGCACCGATTTTTGCAATACAAAATGCAATTCACATCAATATTTTTTTAATTTTTGTGAGATGTTCCTGCACGTCTTCTTTAATTTCCACCTTCGTTTGGCCAATTTCTTGAAGTATTGATCTCTTTGGAACCCCTTACAGTTCTTTGATTATGTACGTCTGGTCTTCATATAAGTTAAATTGTCGTAGCTAACCAAATCACTTTAGTAAGCCTCGAACTGACGAATTACTTTTTCTAACTGCAATTCGTCAGTTCGCGGGAATGATTTAATTGCACAGGATATATAACATCACCACCTTGTGTCGCAAACATGGACATTACGCACCTCTGACTTAATCCTATAGTTCTTTTTGCCATTTATTACTTTGCCTAGCTGATCCTACGTATCTACTTTTTGGCAGTGATTTTTTCAACTTATTCTTTCAGAGTGTTGATGTCTTGACCATGCAATGCCATGATCTTATCCACCTGTTCATCAGTAAGCTCCATTGCTTTCAGATCTTCACGTTTCATAGTAAAACTCTCCCTTACGTTTGATTTACGTGGTACGACCACGATTTGGGTATAACAAAAGAGCAGTTTACCGACTTGCTCAGGTCGAAGGTATTAAAATACGCTCACCAAACGGCAAGCGTCTAATCTAAAGCTTTTACATAATCAATATCGCCAGAAAAAATGAGATGGGGCGTTCCTGACGATAGAACAGTCAATGATGGCTCTGATCGATCAAAACTGTCATCATCATCTACTATGTCAACGTAGCCCGTTACTGTGGTCTTATTTTTAAGGTAAACGGTAACATCATGATTCTCAAACTGGAGCAGATATCCCCATGGATCACTTGCTAAGCTTGTCGGCATTAGTATTGCCTCCTCTCTTCTTTCTAGGATCTGCAGGCGTCAAATGTGCCCCCTTATTGCTATAAGCAATACGCAAAATCGAAGTTGGTATTCGTTCACCGGTCTTTTGATCAATGAAGGTTGCTACCGCCTTCCCAGCATCGATATACTCGTAACTCTTGTTGGTGCCGATGTGCCCAAACTTCTTAATCAGCGTTTGAGCTTCGTCAGGTGTGACATTCAAGATACTTGGCGGATACTTCTTGCCCTTATTATACCGGTTTTCTTCGTATTGTTCATACTCCTTTGTACCAAGAATATGTCTATTTTGCTTCTCTGGATTAATGGTCGCGCGAGCCTTAAGAGCAGATATTTCTTTGTCAGATGGCCCAAAAGCTTTTTCGCGCTTATAGTCGCGATACAAGAACTGATTCTTCTTAACAATATCCCGCAAGCGTCCTTGATTGTCCTTAATCAGCTCATCCCAATGCTTAGCGCCCTCTTCATCACCGAGCTTCTCGGCCAACATCTTTTTACGCTTATATAACCGAACCCGACGTTTCAAAGCTCGCTGTTGCTGCATGATTTTATGATTAGCAAAGGCCTCTTCTGGATCTGGCGGATTGAGCGTGTTGACATTGCTTTTGGGGTTAAATGGTGTCAATGTGTGTCGACAATTGGCCCCGAGAGTGCCAGATGCTAAACCGTAGCCATAATCATAAATGCTCGGGTAATCGCCCTCATCAGGATTAACTTCGTTGCGCGGTACATTGATAACAACCCCACCTTGAATTGGCGCACAGGCTGGTCGGGCAGCAGCATGGCTGCTCATAACGAATATGTGCCAACCGTATTCATTGGCGCGATCAATCGACAGCTGGTTAAACGTGTTGTAAGCACTCGAAGTGATCACTGTTCGGGCATATCCCTCTAAACCCATGCGATGACCAGCTGCGTTAGTCAGACCACTTTTGATGCCAGCATCCACCCACTTATAGACAGCTTGATCCAGTGCTTTGTCTGGGGTAATTAAGCCTAGAATCGATTGTGTGGCCGCGTCCGTCACAATGTTTCGGAATATCTCGGCCGTTCCGCCCTGATAGTTACGACTGATCAAGGTCTCGTTCACGTTGTTATTGAGATCTGCCTTGGTTTGATGCAGCAACCCCTTCAACGTTGTATCAATCAGGTTTTGCGGTGATGGCGGTTGCTGATTCGTCCATCCGGATAGCTGCTCATCAACTTGGTTAATGACTTTGATTCCGTTGTCCATAATTAGTTGATTAATGAGCGGCTCGGCCGTGTTAGTGGCTTGAGCGATCAGCTTAATGGTCTCGTTGTTAATGAGATGCAACTCATTCAGCTTCTCTAGCTGCCACTGTAAAGCAGTATCTTTTGTCAGCGCATAGATTCCTTTTGCCTTAAGCCGGTCAACGAACATGGTGAAAATATCGTCTTCTAGTCGCTGATAAACTTCAATAATGCTAACCGTTTCAAGATCTAGTTGATGCGGTGTAACTTTAGGAGACATTATTCTGCCTCCTCGTCACCTTGATCCTGTTCGAATTGAGGTAGTGGCGGATCCGGCGTCTCGGCCTTAATTTGTGCAGCAATCTTGGCTGCTTCTTCATCGGTGACGCCTTGCACTTTAGCAATTGCCTGTGCTTGTGTAGCCAATTTTGCCGAAAACAACTTGATCCAAGTATCAGTTTGCGCTGCTTTGTCAACGAACACACCGTCATCAAAATTGACTGCGATAGTCTCTTTGTCCGGTATTTCGCCAGTGTATAGTTGAGCACCGGCGTTGGTCGTAACCCGTTGGGACAATTCAAGGATCGCTATAATGAGCTGTTTGATGCCGTATTCGATATTTGTTAGATAACTATTACGAGTCTGATAGGTCGCGCTATTCTCACTCACGACCTGTGTAGCAGTCTTAATATCACCTTCAGGGGACATTGAAAACGTACCAACAGAAAGGCTGTTTTGAACCTCAAACGTCTTGATCAGCGTAGCCAATGAAGCCTGATAGCCATCAATTCGCAATGCCGGTGAAAGATCGGTGATACTGAACTTGTCACCGCCATCAATAGCCACATAAACCGGATCATCTGGATCAAATACCGGCTTCGATGGTGCGTGTCCGTTTTTATCCGGAATCCATTGAGCCATGTTGCCAGTGATCGTAATCCGACGCTGACTCAGTTTAATTTCCATGCCTAACCGGTCATAAGTGTCATTAATCTCACGCAATGTTGCACGTGTATTATCAGCAAAACCAACACCGAGCGGGCTATTGACATCAATGTTATTGAATTTCGCCGGCTTGATATAAACAAATAACGGCTCGGTTAAACCGTCATAGGTAACTTGCTCCGGTAAATCATCATACAGCTCGTTCAGTGGCACCTGCTTGCCGGTAATCTTTTTGGAATCTGACCTGAGTAGCTGATTGCTGATGACATATTGCCCGACAATCCATTGGTGAATCTCTAACAATGTGTAGTACCAGCGACTACTACCGCGCTGGACAGCTGTTTGACTGGCAATGGCACCCTCGCTAACCTCACTGGTGTTATTGCGGAGTGGATAAAAGTTAGGCGCCTGGATCCATGCCAATTTGATTTGTTGATTGGTATCATCCCAATACGGTCGAATAGTCAAACCGCCCATTGCAAGCATAGACGCAAGGTAACGTTGGAAGTTGGCATTGAAACGATTATTGTTCAACACCGTTTCGATATACTTCTGGGCGTTCTTATCGTCAATTGTGATAGTGCAGTTCTCATTGAATAACAGTGAGGCAAAGCGATCACAAGCAGACTGCAAGAAGTTTAGCGCATTGTTATCCCGTTTTTTGGTGCGGCCATCTGTTGTTTGCCACTCCTTTTGTGGCCAAATGCCTCGATAGAAGTCCAAGTTGCTATTGATTCGCTGATATTCAGTAGCGTCAACATTGATCAGTGGGTGATCGGTAACCTGCGATAGGTCCAATGGATTTACTGTCATTTGCACTTTTTTGAAGCCTCCTTTGATCCACTCAATGAATTTATTGAACAATTGCCGTCACCTCACTTAAAGTAGTTGCGGTTTTGCAGACAGATGTATTGGAAGGCATCACAAGTATGGTCATGTTCCTTCACAACGCGCACATTAGCCGTTTCTAGCGTTTTATCATCATAGTGGTAAGACTGATGCTCTTCTAGGAAGATTACATTGGGCTGCTTTTTAAGCACGAATACACGGTCTTGCGATAATAGCGTCTGCACATTGTCAATCATGTTCAGTTTGTCCGTTTTATTGACTGGCGTTGGACTAATTCCATAGTCATTAATCAACTCATTGCGCAAGCCACCTTCAGCAGAATCAATCACGAGCGATCGACGCATGGTATCCCATTCTTTGTCATTCTTGTGAATGAACGCTGCAACTTCCTTGGCAAGCTCACTAGGTGACTTCTTACGGCTTTTACCTGCAGGTGAATAGTAATAGGTGTCTAACACAATGATCTTGCGTGTCGTTGTTAAGCCAACGCAGACGCAGGTTGTCGCAGATACTTCATGCCCGACATCGAGGCCATAATAAAGACCCATCAGCTGGTCATCATCAGTTAATGAGTCAATTTGATGGAACAATGGAAAGTTATACACGTTAATACCCATACCAACCGCTTCGCCAAGGTATAGATAGCGGTAATAGTCGAAGTCGGTGCGCTTCACTCGTTCAATGTCAGCCAGCATATCCGCAACTAAAAATCCATGCTGATCATTCTTGTACGTTGATCGATCAACCAAATATTCCGGTTCGTTGACTAAACTATCAGCCCATTTGTTAATCCATGAATAAGGATTTCGGGGTGGGTTATAAGTCCAGTAAAACGTCGTGTGGTCAGCCCAATCAGGCTTCTGACGCATGAAGGTAATATTAGTCTGGTCAAACTCTTCAGCATTCTTGAACTCACTAGCTTCTTCATACCAGACTGCTAAGACATCGCCAATATCGTTTGACTTCAACTTTTCGAAGTCATCTTGACCGTAGAAATAGAAGGTGGATCCTGTTGCAATATGCACAATTCTCAAAGGATTCAACTTGGTCGTGAACTGATGCATCACAGCAACCTTGCGCATTGCCCACTGAATCTTCTCATAGACGCTGTCGCGGAGCGTAGCCGCTGTTTTACGCAAGCAGACTATATTAGCCTTGCGACTTCTTGAAACTCCCTGTAGCATCTTCAACGTCAGGATGACTGATACTGTTGAGGACTTGAAAGAAGATCGGCCACCCCGCATGATCACATATGAATGCTGGTCATAAAGTAGTCGATAGAAATGTGGCTCAATAATCTTGCCAACATCAATCACCCGTTTCTTTGTTATCATCTCCTGCATCAGTTTCACTTTCCTTCATTAGCTCAGGCATTACAAACTCCATAGGTTCTAATTTCTTGCCATTATTGACATCTTCGGCCCTTGCTTCCGCCATATCAGCTTCGGCCTTTGCTTTGCGTGTCTGAGCATCCTCTAAGTCCTTGCTTGCATTCCGTAGAACACCCTTGTATTTAAGGTAAAGCTCAAGAGCCTCAACTTGCTGCTTTGCGCCAGGCGAGTAACTAATAGTGGTGTCTTCCAGCATTCTTTTTTTAATGTTGTCATACGTCGAGCTGCGTGCCTTTATTTCGCGACCCATGCCAATGTCAAGCAAGTGAGCGATGGCTTTATCAACATCAAGATCTGCCTTGCGCTCAATCGGTTGCAAACGCTCTTTCATGTACGCTTGAATTTTAGGGCTTTTTAGGTTTTTTGCTGCATTAGCCCCAATGTTGTGCGGCGAATAGCCAGCAACTCTCGCTGCCTCTGTAGCATTGCCTCCGTTGGTAAGATAGGCGTCAGCGAAGGCTTTCTGCCGCTTGCTTAGTTTCATTACATATCACCACACCTCCCAGGGCAAAATAAAAAGACGCCGCGGCGTCATTGTTTTATAATTTCAAAAAAAAGATCCCGATTTAATGTTTTTGTTTCTGTACGTTTACCGGCGGTTTCTCGATTTCTCATTGTACCAATATCGCTTTTTGTTATTAGGTAGAATTGTTTATAAGACAATTCATTTTTGCGAGTATTAGAATATCCTGTAGCCGATTCAACAGTACGCTCACGGGGAATCTTAACTTTAAAAATATTAAACCCCGCAAGAATCAAAATTGGATTTATATACATCAGATCCAAGCGAATATACAAACACATAATTAGCATAAAGAGTATTATGTTCCCTACAATGTCACTCAACTCAGAAGAGATGGTTAACGTTGTCAAGGGGACAATATAAGTCATAACATAACTAACTAAATCTTCGCCAACTCCTTCTACTTCTAGAAAAAAATGATTCGATGTTTTTCTAGTCTTCCTCACACGGCATTTGAAGGAAAAGTAAGGCAGAATGGCCAGTGCTGCTAGAATTATAGTCCACCCCGAATCAATAGCCAGCAAAAGAAATTTCATTAAAGATGATATAGAGACCGGACCAGCGAAATCTCTTTCAAAAAATTCTATAAGAAACTTAATCAAAAGAATGGCGAATAACGGTTGAAAAGATATTAAAAAAAGCTGAACCTTAATTGCCTGTTCATTACTTAGTACCCAAAGTATGAGTACACTACATAGTGAAGTCAAAAATATAATGTAAACATTCATTAACAATTAGCCCCCCCAGTTAAGCAAATAATTAGCTACCTAGTTCCTTATTTCTGAGCAGCAATGTCTCCTTTGGTCTGTCGGATAAAACAGCTAAAAATTCGTAAATTGAATCTTTGTTGTATGTTATTGTTCCCTGGGCTGAATCAATTTTTAGATTTTTGAACTTCTCGCTAAATTCTGGATCTTTTTGAAATTGTTCAATGTTTTTCAAACTCTCTTTAAAACTATTAGAATTGGATAGCTTTTTTTCTAATTCTTCAAAATATGATGGCGATCCTATTTTTGCAAGCATTTCAATAACGAATGGTTTTTTACCGGTATCTATATCATTCTTGAGAGCAGCAATCCCCTTGAGTTTATCACTGTATTTAATGAGGCCTGCAGCTGTCTTTATCGCCTTTTTCTTATACTCAGAATTTAGAAAAAAGAAACGTTCAAAAAAGTTTTTTGACTTTGGTCCCAAGACAAACTCATCATTTACATAAATAAAATCAATCTTGTTTCCAATGCCAAAAAGTAGATCCTTATCATCAATTTTTTCAACAGAGTACGCCAAAACATTGTCATCATTTTTTTAAGAGCTTTTGCAATAAAACCACTATTTATCGAATTCATTCTAAGTGAATTAAATTTGTTTATAGCCACAAATGCATACGTAACTTTGGGCTGATCGCCACTCACCCTATCAATTAGTTCTGTCATAATACCTAAAACATTTTTCAAAGACTTCATGTCATAAAGACTGTCTGCCATCTCTATCGTGCGCAAACGCTCTATCCCCTTTCGTAGATTAGAAAAGAGATCTGGGGAACATGAATAAAACGTCTTGTCATTGTTTTCGATTAAATTAAAATGTTTAAACTCATACTCATTCGCCCGCTTGACCGAGAATGTTCGGATGATCCGAGAAATAAACGACTTCCTAACTTCCTTAGTTACGTCCGCAGAAACGAGCAAAGTGCGGTTGGTTTTATCATTGCTTGGCTTTGGATCGGCTTCACCCTCACTATTATCAACTTCAGTTGAACTTTGGCTTTCATCGATCAAGTAAACAAACCGAACATTAACTTCAATTCTGCCTTCATCGGTATTTGTATCAAAATCGGTGTAGAAGTCTTTCTTAATATCTTGACGCCACTTTAAAAGTTGTTTCTGTTCCATACTTACATCCTCCAAACAATATGCGTTGCCCACATTATAGCAAAAAGCTGACGGTAGGGTGACCATCAGCTACACATATTATGTGGTATAATAGCATCACATACGAACATAGGTTCGAAATTCAACCGATACATGTGGCTGGCGGGACCTGCACCCGCTGAATCTCTTTTGTCAGCCACCCAGCTTGCTCGCCCAGTGTCAGCTAGGGTCATCGCAAAGCTGTATTGTTACAAGTTCAGGCAAGGAAGGAGGACTCACCTCCCTTACTTTTATTTTTGTCCGGTCGAATTGGACAATACAGCCGCCGGGAATCGAACCCAGCACCCTACAGGCGATCCTTATCGGCTGTCCCTTATTTCCTTTTACTTTGGAGGAGTAAAAATGAAAAATATTGGGGTGACACTGCGCGACCGTTTTCCGCCGGTCAATCTGGTGCCCGTTTGATTGCGCACATCTTGTTTCAATTCTTGCACAATACCAATATAAACTGGTATCATTGACTATTTTCCGAATCTTTTCCCAATAATTCCTAATATTCTCTGAATTTAAGCAACGTCTGGTTCGGGTAAGCTTCAGCAAATTGCAAAAGTGCTTTGCGTTTCATGTAATCGACAACCTTATCGTTATCGACATTCAATCGATCTGCTATTTCGAATCCCGTCAGGACTTCCGGCGTGCAGTATGAATAATATAGCACCCAAAAGCTTTCCGGATTCAATAAGGCCATGGCCCGCAGAATTGTATCAACCTCGCTCTGTGCATCGAAGATATCTGTCATCTTGATCTCTATGCCGTTCCCGAAAGGATGGGCTTTTGGCATGTCTGTGATGGTTGGTGACTTCACATCAATCAGCGGGCGCCCAGCCATGCGTGCAAGTCGTCGGAATTGTTTAAGCAAACTGCGCGCATTATCACGGCTCGCCTGCTCGTCTATTTCTGGAATCAATGTCATCAACCGCGCCACCCCTTGTGATATACTTGATTTGTGGGATCAAGCAGGGCGTTCCGCATGTCGGTGCGCTATTTTTTTGGCTTTTTGAATGTGTACTTGCGCAAGTCGGACCAAAACACGCGTCTGGTTTCGTTAGTGTCCGCCACCCAGACTTCATACATTGGTTGCCATGAACCGTTGAACTTCTCAACCTCGCGGATCACAAGGCCAAAATCATATTTTCGGCTTTTCTCCCACAACTGCCCGGGTCGTGCTACTAACACTGGATGAAACCTGTTAACGTCGGGTGTCTGTATGTTCATCTCATCACCATCCTTTACCATGGCAACGCTGCATACGACCCAACATGATTCAACTCTTCTGACGTTAGCGCGTTATACGCGGCCTTGACTTTAGCGGGTATCACTTCATCGCGTTGACCCTGAGAACCTAACCAAAGACGGCCAAAAACCTCATATATCGTTCGATTGCCTCGGATGTCGTATTGTTTATTTAACCAATTCAAAATGATTTTCTGATTATCGTTCAACTTTCTTCACCCCTTGATATTCGGCAACTTAATATCCGGCGCAACAACCCACAGATGGTAAGTGTTAGCTTGGTCAACCAGCTTTGAACCTTTTGGGAACAGCTCAATTGCTTGTGCCTCTTGTCCAAAGAAGTCATTCTTGATAGCTTGCTTCTCAGCCCAACTGACCGGCTTCTCATCATGCTGCCGAATAAACACGTGTGCCACATCGCCAAACAGTTCAAAATACGCCAGCCCAATCATGACAGAGTATTCAAGATCTTTTCGAATGTAGGCTTTGTCAAAGTTGCGAACCCAATCATCTTGACCCCTCATTGGGCCATACGTATTTAGAGCCCCCTTCTGAATCCAATCAGTAGTAGCTCGTAGCCCAAGTTGGTTGTATATCTTCTTTCTGGTCTTTCGATCCAGTTTCCTAATTGCCAATATTTTCTCCTCCTCAAAGTTGCTCTTCCGTGAATAATCCTGTGCGGTAGTCATATCTTGCACTTGTGATCGGTATCTTGTAGCGGATCATGAACAGCAGCATCCGTAGTTTGGCATCTGTCGTCATGGTTGCGTTGCCACCTTTGACGTCCACCACTTTGACCAGCTGATCGCCATCATACATGCAGAAGTCTGGTGTGTACTTGCGTGCTGAATATCGTTTGCCATTCAGTTTGAACGCTGGCACAATCTCAAAGTGCTCTTGCAATGTGATCTTCTTGGGTGAGTTGCGAACTAGCCTGTAGTACGCGCCCTCAGCTTTGCTGGCGAAGCGAATGCCATCAATGATGACTGGCTGGGCACGATACTTGCGATATGCCAACCCATTCGCCCCCTAGATGAATATCCTTATCAGCCACCACCAGCAGGCGATCACCCAGAGGACCATGAGCGCAATCCCTGCAACCGCCACGAGAATGGTGCACCAGTCACGTTTCATTGGCGACCTCCCGTGCCAGCTTAAGGTTTTGCTGAATTTCTAGATATACCAAGATGACTTGTTCAATCGGCGTGTTATCGATACTAAACCGTCTGTTACCGATCACATAGAATGAATGTCCGTCATTGCATTCAAACATCTTTCTCCACCTCCAGCCGTCGACCACATATTGGGCAATATTGGAACTCTACAAACTCTCCATATGGCTCGAGACGCTTAACCGCGTCTATCAGTAAGCCGACTCCATCGAAGCTACCAACCGTTGGCTTGTATATGGTACCTGCACGCCCCTCTTTGATACGAAACTGCATGATTGGCAACTCTGGATAATGACAGTACAGACATTGTTCTTGCGCTTCAGTTGCTACCGTCATTGCAGAGGCAAAGCGGCGATGATATTCGTTACTTATCTGATCAACCATTTTTTTAGGGATATCTAGTTCGTAAAGTCTATCCAGTAAGTCATCAAAAACGTCATTTACTGTTTTAGTCATGCGACGCCTCCACTTGGTTTTGTGCCTTCAAAAGTTGTCGCCAACGCGGTACTCCATGCAAAGCAGCTCGCTTTGCTCGCTTAACAGTCCGATGAACAATCTTGTTGATGCGGCGCCTACTCTTCTTCATCGTGTTTCCTCCTACAAAACTGCCCTATCAATTAGCAGTACTCCAGATGATGGAGATTTCAAATCGGCTTCAATATCTTGATCGCTCAGATCATCACCATCTTCGGTTTTTGCATGTTCAAGACGCTCAAGAACCTCTTCATAGCTTATTTCATTTACGGAAAGTGGCTCTTCAGGTTTGTCTTCATCAATCTGATATGCCTCAATGTAAACATTTTTTGCTTCCTCAATATTGCTAGCAACAATTAACGCGTAGTAATCGTTTCCCGCTTCTCTAGTCATCTCATAAAATTTCATTTCTCCGCCTCCAATTCCTTGACATAGCACTTAGTGCAAACCGGTAAGCCGAACCAACCATTGTCAGTGAACAAAGCTCGTGATGTGTATGTCTCACCAAAGGCAACGTTTCTCCCGCAACTAGCGCAATTCACCGGCAAATCCATGTCATCAGTGATGAGCACAACATGCCAGTCTGGATGCAGTTGTCTAATCTCGCTTAGTGTTTTCGTCATCATCCACCTCGTATGCGTACATTTCCTCGTCATCGTAATAGACATTTCTGGCGACCATTTCCGCTTCATATTCATCTTTAAAGCGATAAAGCAGATCACCAAAAGTCACCGCAAAAGCTCCGATGACGGCTTTGTGCCGTTTAGATAAATCATCGTAAAAGTAATCAATGATGCCAGCCTCTTCGCCCTTCACGACCCATGCCATCACAATCAACCTCCTAAAACAGCGTCAGGACAATCAACACGGCGCAAATTGTCAGCATAATGATTCCGACTGCTGTCAACCACCGTTCGAACCGATCACTTGGCTTCATGCGGCACCTCCTGAAAAAGATCCAGCTGCCATGTCTCCCTGATTTGATCTGGTATCGGAAAGTTTGTCCAAATCGTTTCAACGGCACGGCCACCCGTTTCTACTGAGACCTCAAAGTGAGCTTTATCCCAACCATGCAGCATTCGGTTGTACATATCGGATTCATAGCCTGAGAGGATTACATTGCCTTTGAAGTCCATCAGCGTATCAAGTAATGCTTCATGATCGGCATCCGTGTATTCGTGAGCATAATGGCGTTTGCTGCGGGTACTGAGCAGGTACGGCGGATCAACATACGTTAGGACATTGGGTCTGCTGTATCGCTCTAATAGGGTGATCGCGACTTGATGCTCAATTTGCGCATTCTTCAAGCGCCTGGCTACTTCAATGATCCGGCCGGAAAGATTGCCCCATTCAGCCGCAGTTTTACCATTCGGCTCGATTAGAGATCGCCAACCAGTACGATCAGATGTTTGGCCGCCAATGGCCTGCCAACTCCTCACAAGTGTGCGCCGTGCATCCTCAACAGGATCCGGCGACACTTCATAGCTGTTTTCGTATTCTTCACGGCTTAGCGGCGTGAGATTGACTACTCGCATCAATTCTTCGGGCTGATCGCGGCAAACCTCGAAAAAATTGACGATCCGCGAATCAATGTCGTTTAGAGTCTCCACATATGATCTCGGCTTGTTAAAAAACACGGCACCGGATCCGAAAAAAGGCTCCAGGTAAGTCTTATGAGGCGGCATTAGTGACACGATCCAGTTGGCCATCGTCCATTTGCTACCAGGGTAATTTAGGATTCGTCTCATTGAGTGCCTCCTGTCGAGTTGTCACAAATACGTCTTCGACATTCTCATGAAGTAGCCAATCACCATGTGTGTATCGGGTCAACCGGCCAAAGTATGTTTCCATTGGGAGAATCCGCAGCAACTCATCGGACCCGCCGAACTTTGTCAGAATTTCATTCATCGAGTAGAGTTCGGCCTCATCTGGATTCGATGTGTAGCTTGACCATGATCGAGGCTGATCATCTTTAGTGCGGTGCCCCCCAAAACATGGGGTGTTCAATACTGCCGTGCTTCTCAGTCATCAGCAGGTATTTGCGTTCATTTAGCTCACTGCTCTTCATTTTTTCTCCTCCGTTTTATCCGGCCTCAAGTCATCAAGACTGACGCCTAATGCATCCGCAATTCGCATCATTGTCGAAAATGATGGATCTTTGCTTTGTCCAGTTTTAATAGAATAAATGGTCGTTGGGTTTTTATAACCAGCAGCTCTGGATAGTTGACGGATACCGTAGCCTTTTGCACGCATAAGCCCTTCAATAATGTGCCACATATTGATCCTCCATATTTTGATGTACTACATGTTGTGTTTGCCATAACCATATCGTATAATTAAATCGTACGAGTGTTCGTACACTCGTAACTAAGTGAAGGGAGAGGCGATTATGGCAAAAACTAAAACGAGTGTTCGTGGAACCCCAACCAAGAAGATCGTTGTTGTAAAACCGTACACTAAGTCAAACGGAACTCGTGTCGGCGGTCACCGGCGTTCCACGCCAAACTAATCTTCAACAGTCTCTAGAATCTCCTCCTTCAGGGTCTAAGGTTTCCCTGAGGGAGATTTTATTTACTAACAACGAAAGGAAATTAAAAATCATGAAGCTTAATCCAGACTGTTTACGTGATGTGCTTTTAGTTGTGGAAACCAATGCCTCAACCAGCCAATGGGTAGAAGCAAAAACACTTTTAGCTGATCCTAGAATGAGCTCTTATTCTTACGAAGAGATCGCTTACCATGTACGCCAAGCAAATTGGGCAGGACTTTTAGCTGAAGTTAAGTGGTTTATGGGCGCAGGGTTTCTAATCAAAGACTTGACGCCTAGTGGGCACCAGTTCTTGGCGGACATTCGTGAAGACACCAACTGGAATAAAGTGAAGTCTGTTTTGAAAAAAGTTGGTTCGTTTTCAATTTCTGCGATTACTCAGGCTGCTGCTGGCGTGGTTCAGGCTGATATACAGAAACATCTAGGCCTCTGACAGGAACTAACCACTTCATTTCGACCTCTACAGGGTCATTCGCCTCAGCTTTGAAGTGGATCTTTTCAACCTGACCAACCTCAATGCCATTGACAAAAACTTTTCCGTTTTGAATTCGTAGGCTATTCATTTCGAGTCCTCTTTCTTTCCAAGTGCCCTTAACTGTTTCATCTGTTCTGCTAGTTTAGCTCTGTCTTCCTCAGATACTTTTTTGTGTTTGGGCTTATAACCGTCCTGCGCCCAGACTGGTAGTTCCTCAGTCCTAACCGGCTTGCCCGTTGAAAACTTACGGTTCGCTTGCGCTGCCATCGTGTCGTACTTCTGCCGCAGTTTAGCCGCACTTAAAATATTGGTTTGCCAGAAAGTGTCCAGCTGGCACCAATCAATCATCCTGTGAATTTTCTCAAAGGGTCGTTTATCGATCTCGTGCATCTTACGAATTTCATCAGCCCAGGCTTGTAGGTTCGGTTTACGGTGCTCGGGGTTATTGCCCTTAATCTTTTCCCAGAGATAGCGGGCCTCAATCATGGCAGGTGAGTCGTCAGCATATTCCCGCTTGCGGGAATGCGGACTATCTCTTTTAGTCTTGTCATAGTCAGGTACTAGTAAGTTCTTATGAGGGGCAGTCTGGGGGGTAGGTTGGGGTGCGGGTTGGGGTACAGGTTCCAAACGAGTTGGGGTGCTATTTGTCGACTGTTTGGGGTGCTCGGTATATAACTGAACTAATTTGTAACTAGGATTTGACTTGTTCTTTCTACCCGGAATATATTCAATCAAGTTTTCTTGGACTAACCGATTCCTTGCTGACTTAACGCCTTCCTCGGTTAAACCCGTACGACTGGCCAATACCGAATTTCTTAACTTGAAATAGTCGTCCATCTTGCCCTCGTCGTTCGCATAGTCCAACAACTCGCGAAACAAACTTACTTGGCCCAATGAGAGGTCTAATTCTTCTGTAAGCAATTTACGGAAAGCCCGTCGTTCCTTGAAATAATCCAACGGCAGTGCCCCCCTTAGTTGCCATTAACTTTTTTGTTGTAAATATCTTGCAATGCATCGATTACCTCTCGTACGCAGTTATCTGGATTTCGATACACTTCACGACCACTGAATCTCAGAACACGATCGGTGAATTTGCTGATCTGACGTTCGCGAATTTTATCTTTTTCAACTTGTTCTTTTGTTTTTTCGTGAAAATCATGCCCATCAAGCTCAACAAAGACACTCGCCTTTGAAACAACGTCACCGACCTCGTTGTAATCCATTACTCTCGCAACAAAGTCTATATAAAAGGTTTGATTATCTACTTCCACTTTTTCTTGTGATGCTAAATCAAGGAAGTTCGCTCCGAGCCATCTACGGAAGTGTTCCTCAAATAAAACTGTTTGATAATTCCAGGAAATACAAAACATTGCCTCAATTGGGCTGCGCGTTGACTCTACTTGCCCTGTAATTAGCTGCTTAAAGGTTAATGAATAATAATCTGCCAGTTCCTCAACCGATTTTGGTTGACCCTTTAACTGAGTGGATATAAGCGCGTTTAACGTTCTTGCCGAGACTTTCATTTTTCGAATCCTTCTTTCTTTTAAATTTAGTGTCTCCTTTTTGATACAAAATACCAGTCAGGTGATGCTGGATGTGGATCAAACACGAAGAATTCTGCTGGCGTAACTTGCAGATATTTGCATAGTTTGTTGAGCGTAGTAAGCTGAATCATTTTGCTTCGGTTGTAAACCAGAACGGTCAGGGCATTTCTAGAAATACCTGTGTCTATTGCCACTTGAGTCGTCTTTAGTCCTCGTTGCGCCATTAATACCGCAAGATTATTTCTGATAGCCAAGCAATCACCTCCCAGCCACATCAACCGGTACACCGGTCAATTGTTCGGTCACCTGTTTGAATCGCAGCGGATCCCCATTCGTTTTACTCACATGAATCAAGACGATCTGCTGCAAATCGGGTGACTTGTTTGCCATAATGAATTTCAATGCATTCTGCATCTCGAAGTGACTGGTCAAAATCCGGTCATGCAATGAATGATTCAAGATCTGCTGGTGATCGTTGTCTGCCGCAATATCCTCGGCATAGTTCATTTCAACCAGCATGTGGCTGATGTGCGAAAACTTCCACGGAACGAAGTAGCTATCCGTCACGTATAACAGCTGGTTGTCAGCCTCGTTTGCTGCCACATAGCCAAATGGTTCGGCAGCATCGTGTTCAACCGAAAACGGTGTCACCTTCCATGAGCCAACTTTTACTGTCTGAAACGGCTTTAAAAGATGAATCCGGTAGCTCGGTTCAAGATGGAGTGCCTTGGCTGTCCCGTGACTCATAAAGACTGGTAATGAGGTCTTCTCAAGGTATTGGGACAAGTATTTGACATGATCGCCGTGCTCATGCGTGATGAACATGCCGACAGCTCGCCTAAAGTCAAAGTTCATCTTTGGCGCAGCGTTCTTGTATGAAATACCAGCCTCAAGCAAGATTTGGTTGATACCGTCATCAACGGCGTAACCATTACCGCCGGATCCTGAACCAAATGTCGTGATATCAATCAAAATGGATCCTCCTCCCCTGGTTCTTCGTCAGGAATATCAAGGGAAGTTTGCTGCTGATCAGTGATCTCGCCGGTCTCATGATCTACTGCCTTTTCTGGCGCTGGTTGTGGTGCTGGCGTGTTGACCTCAATAGCTTTTGGCTTTGGTACATCGTCAAAGTCAACGCGGTTGGCGTGCTCCGTCACGTCTTTGCGCATGGCTTTGTAGTTATCGTCCGTGGCGTGATCGTATTCAGTAGCCACAAAGCCGTTGCTGAAGTCTTTTGGAATCTTTTTGACCACGTTATTGCGCATCTTCCGCAAGGATCATGGACTCACGCGACTGCGGGCTCGACCATGCCGGTGAGATCTTCCCAAGCTTCACCATTGCCGGATCATCTAGAATCTGATCTACGGTCATATCTGCGGCTTTCTTGTTGAAGTCTGCCTTGGCGCCACTCTTATCCCACATCAAATTTTGAGCAACATGAGCCAGCAGATTACGTTTTACATCCTCTCGTTCGGCGATGTAAAACCCCGTCTCACCACTTTTAAAAGTAATTGGGTAAACAACCCGCGCAAATTTCCGCGACCAGTCTCCGTCCATTCTGGGGGTAAGACATCAAGGCCTTTGTGTTTAGGATATTCGAACCCGTCACCTTCACGAACCGCCCAGAACTTGTGGATCGTTTTGATACCGCGGCCGAAGCGGGCAAGTAAGGCATCATTGCCATCGCCTTCAATGCCCATTTCGATAACCTTGACGCTCTGTTTGTTGTCCCGTTCTCCGATCTTTTTGTTCCGCAAAATGAAGTAGACTTCACGCGGATCGGCACTTGCATTCAGTTGTAAGGCGGCGACGGTCAACAAGATATTGGTGACGTTGCTGGAATCGATGCTGTTAATCGTTAAACCGTTATCGGTCAGTAATGTATTCATGGCTGTCATCGCATTCAGGACGGTGGTGCGTTGGTAATCCGTCATCTTGATGCCATTGCCCTGCAACTGTTCTGTGATCATGGGTACAAAGACATCGTTGGCCTTAGCTAAGGCTGATTGATACTGCTTGGTTGGTTTAGTTGCGACTGCGTTTTCTGTCATGAGTGAACCTCCACTTTCATTTTCTTATCCTTGGTTACGACCAACCGGATCTGTTGGGCTTCGGTTGGCATGATTTCGTTAATAGTCTCGGCGTTATCAATAAAGATCGGGGCGATTGTGTCGTAATGTTCTGACAGGACATTCAGGATATCCAGCCCGGCATTAATCTTGGCGCCAGTATTTAAGTCAGTCGAATAAGGAACACCATCAACGGTTGCTTCTGCCGTGTCGGCCAGATCCCCATTCTTTTGAATATCGAATAGTTTGAATTTGACAATTGAGAACAGGCTGTTGATCTGATCTTCCAGTTTTTCAACCTTTGCGCGGACAAAATGCTGGATCAGGAAGTCTTGGCGGTCGAGTTCTTGGGCTTGTGCCTTCAAGTCGGCTTCCTCCTGTTTGAGCTGCGCGATCCGTGCGTCTTGGGTCTTCACTTGGGCATACTTACTGATTTCAGCTTCGACACCCGCAAGGCCGGTCTGGTTACTTTGTAATTTGGTTTCAAGTTCCGCAAGCTTGCCATCATCTTGTAGTTGCTCATCTGCCTATAATTTGGCTATCTTGGCTGCTAAGTCGCTGTACTCTTCGGTCTGTTCAAACGGCACAACGTCCTCTTTTTGGCGTTTGAATTCGTTTTGTAATTCTTCTAGCCGTTTTGCAGCTTCTTTAGTTTTGTTTGCAGCCAGAGTATCAGCAGCATTGGCAGTCTTCACCTGAGCCTTCAATTCTTCAATCTTGCTAGCAGCGGCTTTGCCCTCCGCAATAAGTTTGGTCAGTTTTTCTGACTTGCGTTGATTAAATCCTTTACGCAGATCTTCAATCTGCTCTGCTGGCAAAGTCTGATGGCATGTTGGGCAAACCGTGGTACCTTCATCAAAAGTCAATGCTTTTTGAATGTGATATTGCTTTAGCAAATCAGACTTCGTATTTTCCTGATTTTCCAGTTTGAACATGAGTTGGCTGTATTGATAGCCTGCTTCTTCACTCTGATTCTGGAGTTTTCTGACCGAGGCTTGTTGGTTGTCAATATCAGTCCGCAAACCCTCAAGTTGCATATTGACAGCCGTCTGATAAGCTGACCGCTTCTTAGCGATCTGGAGTTGAATTTCTTGAATCTTGGTTTCTTTTTCCAGATCAGTGTTTTCCGTCTTGACGGTTTGGATCTTGGCTTGCAGATCGGCAATGGTCGTCTTGTAGGTTGCTTGCATCTCATGCAGATCGTCCAGACTTGATGATGACAGCTCTGGCTTAGCTCGTTCTGCTTCGTCGATACGGGCAGGAATGCCATCAATCTTCTTCTTGATTTCCGAGCGCTGGTACTTGATCGCTTTCTTGCGGTCATCAACGCTTTGGTTGTCTAAAATGCTAGTGAGATCGGCCAGCTTCTTGTCGCCAGCGATCACTTCATCGTCACTAATTTCCGGCACTAAAGTCAGGAGAATGTCGCGGCGTTTTTGCCAGTCCAACCGATTGAATGCAGCCGGATCCGTCAGCAGTCGGAACTGGTCTTCAGGTAGTAATGAGCTGATGAAGTTTTTGTATTCACCGACTTTCTTCGGTACACTGTCGACCATGAGCACAGTGACGTCAGACTTGCGTACTCGCTCAATTGAACCTTTGGACTGCACCCGTGACTCTTTCAGCTCGCGGCGCAAGGTCAGGCTTTTACCGTCAACATCCAGTACCGCTTCGACTAGTGGCTCTGCACCCAAAATTTCTTGGCCATTACTATCCAGTGGCTTCGCGTTGAATTTGGTGGAACCGTCACTGCTTTTGCCAAATAGCAGCCAAGTGAAGGCATCAAAGATCGTGGTTTTACCGCTGGCATTCTGACCGAGGACATTGATGTTTTCGCCTTCTGGATCAAAATCAAAGTCCTTCAAGCCTTTAAAGTTATGGATGGTTAAACTGATTAGTTTGATTTTCATCGTGTCACTTCGCCGCCTTCCGTGATACACTTAACTTGAAATTTAATTTGTTTTGTTCTTGAAATCCCGCGGGTGCAACCGTGGGATTTTTTTGTTTGCTCTTATTGAGCATGATTTTGCTGAGTCTAAGCATCCATTCCCAAACTGAATCTAAATTTCCTTTTAGTGAAAGATTTTTCATCTGGAAGTATTTGTCTTGCCAATACCCTTTTGTATCTCGCATGTGTTGTCCTCCTATTCAACCCATTGTTTCCAACCGCCGTGGCACCGATCAGGATGCCGAACATGCCAACAATAAAGAATTTCCAGAACAACGCGCTCGGGTCTAGCAATATCGATAAGATTACTTCTAGCATTTGCTCGTCCTTCTTTCTTCAACTGTGCCGTTGATTGTTGTACATCCAAGCAGCAACCGCCGGTTTCCAAAATGTCATGGTTGAACCCTTGAGATCGTATGGAAACCCTGGGCGCATGATCAGCTCATCAATCGTGGCAGAGCTGCGACCGGTGAACTCTTGCAGATCTTTTTTGGTCATCGTGAAAGGTTCTTTTAGTCCCAGAAGTGGAGCTAACATTTCGACTGCTTTGGGATCCATCAGATGAACTGCATCCATGCTAATCACCTACCAATCCCAACCGCCGCCATTCAAACTCACGGTTGTCAAACTTGTCCTGCATTGAGACTCCATACTCTTGAGCAATGAAGGCAATTGAGTTTGTTGCATATAGCAGGACGTCAAGCAACTGATCGATTGCATTCATCGGATCATGGTTGTTCTTGACCTTGCTGACTGGCGTGGTCAATTCATCTAAGGCGCTATTAACTGCTTCTATTGCCTCTTGCATCTCCGGAACACATCGAATCGCCATTGCAAGGGGCTCTTTTACGATGTCGTCTCCGTTGATAACTGGTGCCGAAACTCGAATAGTTTTGTGTGCTAGGTCAATCGCCAAAAATGGGCTTTGTACCTTTTCGACCAACCTTGCCGCATCTTCGAACTGCATTGGCATCTTGCCGTTTTTGAATCGAGAAGCAGTCGGCTGTGACACATGGATGATCTTTGCCATCTGTACTGTGGTCATTTTTTCCTGCTGCATAACTTCGTCCAATGTATGCGGGTTTTTGTACGTTCTTCGGATTACATATCGCCCTTTTGGTCTAATGCCATTCATGAATAATCACCTCTTTATAAATACGCCCATATCCCCGTAGGATTAACCCATAGCCAGCTGATCCCAGTCAGCGGATAACCACTCTTCAACGTGTCCTCGTAGTTGTTCGTCCGGCATCTGTTCAAGAGCACTTGCCGGAACCTCGGGATTAGCTTGAATCAAGAGTTGAATCATGTCCTGACGTGTCATTGCAATCACCTCTTTGGTATTTTTTCTTAGATGGTTAATTAACCGTTTCCTTTTGTGTCGTATCGTTACCTTGGTCTTCAAAAAAAATAGTCCAATCCAGGTTCATTATGGTTCCAATTTTTCTAGCCATAGTGACGCTAGGATTCCGCGATCCGGCTTCAATCATCGTATAAGCAGGGCGTGTGATACCGGTAGCTTCTGCAATTTCTTCCTGTGCTTTGCCCATATGTTCACGCCGTTCTTTAAGCCAGCTCGCATGTGCTCACCTCTTTCTATGTGTCACTTTGTTACACGTCAACTAAAAAAATGTAACAAATCGAATCTTAATTTAAAGTAACATGCTGTTACAATAAACCCATGAGGTGATACAAAATGTTACTCGACAGACTAAAAAAGTTACGCGCTAAAAAAAGACTTACACAAGAAAAAGTCGCAGAAAGAGTAGGAATAACTCGACCAGCATACAGTGCATACGAGTCCGGAAAAAGACAGCCTGATTACCAGATTCTCGGGAAATTGGCCGCCTTGTTTGATGTGTCAACAGATTATTTGTTAGGCAACACCGATCACCCGCACCATGTTGACTTGGCTGACTCAGAGAACGAAACAATTATGACTTTTGAAGGGAAGCCAATTCCTCCACAGGATCTTGAATTGATCCGGCGGCTTTTGCGAGGGGGTAATCATGATGACTGATTTTACTGAAGATATTTTTAAGCAAATAGTGGACTACGGACGCTCTCACGATATTGGCTTTGAACTGAGCGATAATCTTGATCCATACACGCCTTCAGCATCCAATCCAGAAACCAGATGGGTTGCAATCAATATGAATTGGCATGACCAGAAGCAATTGCCCTTTCACGCTGCTCACGAGATTGAACACATCATTCACCAAGATCCCAAAGAACTTTACTTTTTCTCAAACGCAAAAACTCGTATCGAAGCAGAAGCTAATCGTGATGCGGTCGGCCTCTTAGTGCTGCTTTATTTCGATGACATTGACGAAGAAGACGCGAATCTAGAAAAGTTCATGTCCGCTTTCAATATTCCCGCTTCCATGTCGGGCATCGCACTGAAAGCAATTGAGAAGTTCTATATGTAAGAAATAGTCCAGAGACAAATGACTTTAAAAGCTGACTAGTTTGGAGGGGTTTACATGAACTTTGTTGAAATGATGAAAACATTTAGACCTACATTCAGTTCATCTTTTTGCAAATCGACAGTTTGCACGGCCTTGTACTAATCCCGGCCGGAGGCACTCAATTGCTGCCAAAAATCATAAAAGCGGAAACGATCTCTGACTTTGAGTATAAAGAAGATGAAATGACCATTGGATCTCGTCACGGAATTCGGCGAGCATTAGTTGGGGGCGCACTCACTTTTTGGAATCCCGTAGGAGCCATAGTCGGCGGAACAACTGGGAAAACCATTACTCGTCCATACGTGACCTCGGCAGATATAATCATTACCACAACGGAACCAAAGATTTATAAAGCTAGAGTCATTAAGAAAAAAGCCAAAACAGCCTCCCACGCGTATAAAAAGTCACATGATAAAGTTAAGCTAGCTCTCATCGAACTTGCTAAAGCAATAGACGTCAAACAGCCATCACAAAACGCTACCGTGAGTTCAGTCGAATCAAATCTAGTCACAAATGATTCTGATGCCGCAACCTCTTTAGATCCTACTGTTGAGCTTCGCAAATATAAACAGTTGCTTGACGACGGGATTATCAACGAGGAAGAGTTTTCAGCAAAGAAAAAGCAACTGTTGAACCTTTGATCAAACTTTAGATACTGGCCCCTTCCGGGCTTTTATTTTTAAACGCTAACCGAACATAAGTTTGTTCATAGTCAACCACTTGACTATGCAGAAAGGAGAATTCAAGGATGAGACAATGGCACAAGACTCGTAAGCCAAATATTTTCTGGTACAAAACCAAGAAAGGTAAGCGCTTTGCTGTCAGGCGGCAATACCGTGACAATGGAAAACGGGCCGATTTTAATAGATCGGGGTTCACAAATCAAATTGAAGCAGAAACCGTTCTAAAACAATTTGAGACTACCCTTTTAACTGATGGGCCAAGCGTCCTCAGAGGCAAGAAAATTACTGTTGAGGCGTACTACAATCAACTGGTTGAGAGAAAGATGAAGCTAAAAACATGGCGTGAATCAACTCGGAAAAACAACAAGAATTATTTTGATAATTATCTCAGGCCTGTTTTTGGTTCGACACCACTTGACGACGTATCGCGCAGTTCCTATCAACACTTCTTGGATGATCTTGCAATACAAAAGAATCAGAAAGGTGAATTGCGGTTATCAGAGACCACCATCAACACAATTCATTCAATTATGATGATGATATTCAATAGTGCCGAAGCCGATGACACGATCAGGAAAAATCGTCTTAGAGGACTATCCGTCAACGGCCGTAAACCTCGGTCTCAAGATTTGGATCGTGCGGACTTTGAAAAGTGGCTAGCAGTAGCCAAACAGAAACTTGACCGATACGAATATGCCATGATCCGAATTGGTGCCCTAGGTGAACGTCGCGGCGAATTAATGGGTTTACGTACCACTTCAATAACTTTTCAACATGATGACGTGCACAACGAGGAAGTTGCTGCCATTAAATTTGATTTACAACGCAATGCCGAAATGCCAAATGGCAGCCCTCTGAAAACCGATTCATCCTACCGCACTATCTGGGTCAGCGGTGATATTGTCGATATGCTTCACTTTGCCATCATGACTGCCAACAACATTCGCATACGCAAAGGCCGGGTTGTTGATGAAGTTCACAAGCCTTGGCTTTGGGTCAACGAAGACGGTGAACCACTGCATTACACTCATATCAATCGATTGACATCACGTGTCAATAAATGGTCGAGCATCTCCATTCATCCTCACCTCCTTAGACATTATGTTGCATCACAAGCCACCGCTCACAAAGCATCTGGAATTGACATTATGCATTATCTAGGGCATAAAAACCTGCAAATGACTGCTGACTACACCCGGAGCACCAAAGAATCAAGCTTGAATGTTTTTGAAGCAGTAGAGGGTAAGCCAGAAAAGAACAACGGATGAGCCGGAGGTACAAAAATTCATTTTTGCTTATGTACCTCCGATGTACCTCCAATTCAATGAATTCAAATGAGTGTGGATTAATTTTGGGCAAAGAAAAAGCTGAAGCATCAACGATTTTCATCATTGAACTTCAGCTGAATTCATTTGAATTTTATACCGGTCATTCCCACTCTGTTTCCCTGAAAAGCCGAATGAGCGCAAATGAGCGCCGTTAAAAGCTTTTGAATTTCGATAAGCCCAGTTATATCACAAAAAACCGCTTTGGAAGCAGCATAAAAGTTGCACGGTGCAAATTGGAGAAAATCTCATATCAACAGTAAGCGTAGACCCTCAATGTCCGAGCGGTCTATTTTTATTTCCTGTTATTTATTTGTCTCCTACTTATTCACCGATGAATAGTCGCCCGTTAATTTTCCGGATAAAATAACGGGATTATGTTGTTGAGCCGTAATTCAGCTTCACTATTGTTGCACTTAGTTCACACGCTGATACTGAAAAATAAGAATGGAGGAATTACATTGATGAAAGCAGTTCGGCGAACCTCCGTATTCACCGCCTTAATTGCGATCTTCGTCCAGCTCTTTATCCCAGCCTCAATGGCGATTGCCGCCAGCATGACCAACATCAAGGTTGCTGACTGGCGCAACACTTGGCACTTGCACTTGTTCAATGGCTTACATTGGACGGACACAGGTATGTGGATGAAAAAGGTGGACGGCAAGGTTGCCTTCTGTGTGGAGCACGGCGTCGATCTCGATATGAGTGGCTCCGGTTACAACCCCAGCACCTACTCCGATGCTAAGAAGGATCAACTAGCCAAGATTGCTTACTACGGCTACTACCAGAACCCAACCAACCGCAACTACGCGGTGACCCAGATGATTATTTGGGAAACGCTCGGCGATTCGTTGCTCACCACACCGAACAAGACCTATCAGTCTGAAAAGAAAGCAATCCTTGATAAGGTCGCAGCACATGATCGCAAGCCGTCGTTCAACGGCAAACAGATCACACTCGCAGTTGGTGATTCAATCACCTTGACTGACACTAACGGACGGCTCGCGGCTTTCGCCCAACAAACGGCGAACACCGCAAACCTCAAGATTACGAAGTCTGGCAACAAGCTCACGCTGACGGCCACGGCCCAGTCGAAGGAATCCGGCAAGGTGGCTTACGCGATTGCCAAAGCCGCTGACGTTGGTACCTCTTTCGTTTATACAAAGGGTTCTCAACAAAAGCTGGTCAACTTCAAGTTATCCATCAATGGTGAGTTTAGCCTTCCCATCAAAGTCAACCTGAACGGGAATCTGAAAGCCAAAAAGGTTGATGCCGACACCAGCAAGGCGCTGCCGGGGGCTAAGCTCAAGTTTGAATACAATGGCACCACCAAGGAAGTCACGACCGGTACTGACGGTTATGCCGCTCTGAACGGAATCAAAGCTGGTACCAAGATCAAGATCAGCGAAGTCACCGCACCGAACGGCTACGTCAATAAGGGTGAACTCAAGGAAGTCACTATTGAACCCGGCAAAACCGTTGAAGTTGTTCTCGGCAACAAGGAACAGCTCGGTAACGTAACCCTCGCCAAGATCGGTAAAGAGTCTGGTAGCGACATGTTCAATGCCTACTACTCATTGAATGGCGCTGTCTATGGGATCTACACCAGCACCGGCACACGGGTTGGCGCGATCACCACTGACGGCAACGGTAAAGGCACCTTACAGAACCTCAAGCTCGGTAGCTACTACGCACTGGAAGAAAAAGCCCCTGCTGGCTACGTTCTGAACACGGCTAAGCTTCCATTTGAATTGAAGTATGCTGGTCAAACTGTCGCGGTCACCACTGCTCACGTCGATACGACCGATCAAGAACAACGCGGCACTGCCACACTTGTTAAAGAAGACGCCGTTACCGGTAAGCAGCCACAAGGTGCTGCCAGCCTTAACGGTGCTGTCTACGAACTCCACCATGCAGCTGATGACAAGCTCGTGAAGTCGGTGACGATCGCCAACAACACAGCGTCCGTTTCTGGCTTGGAGCTGGACGATTACTACTGGCAAGAGGTCAAGGCGCCGACTGGCTACGTGCTTGATCCGCAAAATCATACCTTCAAGCTGGCTTACGCTGGTCAGAACGTCACGACTGTAACTGTCAGCACAACGGTCAAGGAACAAGTCATCATCGGTGATCTCGACTTGTTCAAGTACGGGAACTACGATTGGAGAATCCAAGGCAAAGACACTAAGCCAGTAATGCTCAAGGACACCCAGTTCACCGTCACCAGCAAGAACACCGGCAAGGTTGTTCGTACCGGTTCGACTAACGAGCAAGGCTATGTGAAGTTCGCGGATCTGCCTTACGATACCTACACCATCACTGAAACCAAGACCCCAACCGGGTACAACGGGATCAAGCCGTTCACGGTCGTTGTTGACGGTACCCAAAAGTCCCAGCATTACAGCATCGAAAACAAGGTTATCGAAGAAAAACTGCGGGTGGTCAAAGTCGATACCGAAACTGGTAAGACCGTACTGCGCGCTGGTGCGATTTTCCGCATCAAGAACCTGCAAACCAGTAAATACGAAGTCCAGCCAACTGCCGACAAGACCGGTACGACTGACAAGTTCGCTACCGACAATTCCGGCGAGTTGATCACAGCCGAAGCGCTCGGCTACGGCAAGTACCAACTCGAAGAAGTTCAAGCTCCAGAAGGCTATGTACTGGCTAAGGAACCAGCCAAGTTCACCATCGACGGCAGCCATAAGGACGGCATCGTGGTCATCAAGTTCGCTGACCTCTCCCAAAAGGGTGTTGCCACCTTGACCAAGAACGGGGCTACCCCAGTCGCCGTCGAAAAGGTTGAAACTGAATACGGCAATCAGTACAAGTTCAAGTACGACTATACCGCCTTAGCTGGTGCGAAGTTCGAGTTCAAGGCAGCCGAAGACATTACGACTGCTGACGGTACCGTTCGTGCACACAAGGGTGACGTGGTTGCTACCGGCACTACCGATGCCCAAGGACAGACTCAAACCCCAGAACTATACCTCGGCAAGTACACCGCAACCGAAGTATCTGCACCCAAGGGGTTCATCATGAACCCTGATCCGATCGCTTTTGAACTCAAGTATGCCGGACAAGAAGTGACGGTAACCTCCACCTCACTTGAAGCCAAGAACGACTTCCAACAGCTCGACATCACGCTCAACAAGCAAGAAGAAAGTATCTCTGGCTGGAAGGACAACCTCCCAATTATCAAGAACATCGCCGCCAACGGTCAGGTCTTCGGCCTGTTCACGCAAGGCGAAACCACAATCGGCGGAACTGTGATTCCTTCTGAATCACTCGTTGCCACCGCGACGGTCAAAGACGGCAAGGCTGAATTTGGCGCGATCCAGTTGCCAGAAGGTGATTACTACGTCAAGGAACTTGATGCTGGTGAGAAGCACGACTTGAACACCACGACGTACGGCTTCCACTTCCACACCACCGACAACGAGAAAGTCAAACACATCGACCTCAATGACGGCAAAGTGATCAACAACAAGCTCCATGAAAACGAACTGTCATTCAAGAAGATCAATGAAGCTGCCACGCTGATTTCGGGTAAAGGCTACTCCTACGCGATGACCGGTAACGCTGCTGGTGCGATTTTTGAACTGTTCGACGCTGATAAAAAGGTCATTCAGACCATCACGGTCGGTAAGGATTCAATCGGTTTCATCAAGCACCTACCAGTCGGCACCTTCTATCTCCGAGAATCCAAGCCTTCTGCCACCAACCTTGTACTCTCTAAGGAAACCCTCAAGCTCGTGTCTACCAAAGACGGAGTAACGGTCTTTGATAGCAAGGACAAGCAGATTGGTGAGACCAAAGCTGACGCCAAGGAACCAACTATCGCCTTTGAACTGACCAACAACTTGATCAAAGGCACTGGCGAACTGACTAAGACCGACGTTTCTACTGGAAAGCGGCTACCAAACACCGGTATTCGCATTCTGGATGAGAACGGCAAGACGGTCGTATCTGGTCGCACCGACAAGAACGGGGTCTTCTCCTTTGGCAATCTGCCTGCTGGCAAGTACAGCTTCCAAGAATACGATGCACCAAAGGGGTACGAAATTAGCGAAGCCCTCGTGCCATTCGAAATCACTAAGGATGGTGAACTCGTGAAGGCCGTCATGACCGACAAGCAGACGCCCAAACCAGGTCTGCCACAAACTGGTAACGCGACGTCTGGTTGGCTCTTCGTCATCGGTGTGGTACTGCTGCTTGGCATCCTCGCTGCAATGGTTGTGATTGGTGGTGCCAAGAAGAAAGACAGCAAGTAACATGCGCATTTCTTCTATCAATATGTACCCCGATCCCGGCGGCGACGTACTGCTCCAAGGCGACATCATACTGGATCATGTACTTATCTTGAAAAACGTGAAGCTCGTCGAAGGTCAGTATCGCTGGTATATCCAGTTCCCACGATACGCTGATGGTCGCACGGTTCATCCAATCTCCAAATCATTTTACGACTACCTACTTCAACAACTAACCGAATACTATCACCAAGCCACAGCCGAGTAGCCCAACTACCCGGCTTTTTGAATACGAAAGGAAGGCTACAACATGGAACTCAAATTTGTTGCACCAAACATTGAAAAGACGTTCGGCCACCTGTACTTCGGTTCACTCAAGCGCGAACTGTCAGAAGGTGATCGCGACAATCGCAAGGTTGTCTCCCGCACTTACGAGTTGTTCTCCGACTTGCAGCGTACCGACAACATCGAGATCACCATTCCGGCGAAGAAAGGTGACAAGGCCGAAAGTATTGAGGTTGATGCACCAGTCACCATCATCAAACCGCGCATTGCGACCGTTGGCTACCGGATCGGCGAACAAGCCTTTGTGCGCTACATCTGCAATGCCGACGATATTGTCCCAGTCAAATAAAAGAAAAGAGGAACCGCATGCGATTAGCAGAAGGCATCGTTATCGACTTAGAAGAAACCTTTGGCGTCTTGAAATTCTCCGGCCAGCGCCGCGAACGCTTCGTGCAAGACGAAGACGGCAACCGTACCGACGACGTGAAGGAACGCACCTATGATTTGAAGTCCATGAAACAAGGAATGATGATTCAAGTTTCCATTCCGGCCGAAGCTGGGGTCAAAGACTTCAAGTACAACCAGATTGTTACTTTGGTTGAGCCAGTGATCGACACCGTGGCAAACGCAAACTTCAACCGCGTTGAAACCTCTTGGTACATGAAGGCCAAGAATCTCGTAATCGCCACCACACCGGTCAAGCCGCAGGAGAAGCCAAATAACAATGACAAGAAATAGCTCATTGCTCCACTCCTCGCGCGCGCCGCCCGCTGCGGCGGTTACTTGCCACTAACGAAAGGAGTTGATTACAGATGATGACTTCCACCCTGACCGTAGTTGGTCGTGAAGTGTTCATCGACGACTATAACGAAGAAATCGACAACGACTACCGCCTCGACCCAGATGAGATTCTGCAAGACATGGTGGAACTCATGGAAGAAAGCCCCGAATCCTACAACATTTGCACATCGACAGCGAACAGACTAACGACGGCATGAATAAGCTGTTCTCATTTACTTCATACGAGGGTGAAGATAGCTTACAGCTCTCGTATCTAGGCGTCAGCAATGAATGAAAGGACTGGTGACATGGCACAATCACTATGCATTGACGGCTTTTTGGAGGACTATCCCGCACTAGTTAACCCTGACTTTCACGATCCTAGCCCAGACGCTTTGATCGACATAGTACTAATAGCTGCTGAACAGACAACTGCTGGCGAACCATTTTCAATTTGGGTAGACGGCAAATGTCCCCGCGATCACGAATCCAAAGAATTCAGCTTCAATATCGACACCGAATACCGACAACCCGCTATCAAATATATTGGCGTCAAGTAACGCCCAAAGGAGAACACTATGAATGATCAAGTAACCCTCGTCAATCTGGACGATTTTCAACTTCACTACGAACACATCGCTGATTTTGACAACGGCGCATCACCCACTGGTGACGTTATCATCAACTTAATCGACGCAGCTAATCACGCGATTCAAGCTGGCATGAATGCTTGTGATTTGATTTTAGCCAGTGAGCAGTGTGCGAAACCCGAAGCCTATCTCCAAGGCGCGCGCTTTGGTTTCAACGTTTCAAGTAGCCCACTTGGTCTTGTAATTGGCTACGACGGAGTGAACATTGACGAATGAAATTCACGTATCGTGGTACACGGGTCTATCCCCGTCAACGCAGCCTAGTCTACAACACGGCCATAACCGCTGTGCTTTGCTTGTGGGTAACCGGGGCTGCCATTGCCTATTGGCCGCTGCTAAGACAAATCAACTTGAAATTCTTTAGTTGGCCGGACATGGTGGCACTGCGTTGGTCATGGCTGCCGCTGATTATTAACAGTTTATGCACAGCACTACTCTTTGGTGCTGGCTTGTGGGCATATCGAACTTGGTTTGCGGATTCCTACAAGCAGATGGAACACCGCCAAAAGCTCGCCCGTATGATTATGGAGAACAAGTGGTACCAAACTGACCAGTCCAACAGTGAGAGTTTCTTCAAAGACTTAGGCTCCACGCGCACCAAAGAAAAGATCTCGCACTTTCCAAAGATTTACTACCGGCTCAAAGACGGGCTGATCCACGTTTCCGTTGAAATCGTCATGTCTTCCTATCAAGATCAGCTCCTGCACTTGGAAAAGAAGTTAGAGGCTGGTCTTTACTGTGAGCTGGTCGACAAGATTCTGCACGATTCTTATGTCGAGTACACCTTGCTTTATGACACCATTGGCAAGCGTATCACCATCGCCGACGTGACTTGTGAGCATGGCTCCATGCAACTCATGGAAACTGTGGCTTGGCACTATGACGCGCTGCCCCACATGTTAATCGCTGGTGGTACGGGTGGTGGTAAGACCTACTTCATCTTGACGCTGATTGAAGCCCTGCTGAAAGACGGTGCCCAGCTCACTATTCTTGACCCGAAAAATGCCGACCTTGCCGATCTTGCTGACGTGATGCCAGGGGTTTATTCCAAGAAGGAGGCCATGATGGGTGCACTTGAAACCTTCTATCAGAACATGATGGCGCGCAACGAAAAAATGAAACAAATGGACGGATACAAGACCGGCGAGAACTACGCCTATCTTGGGTTACCCGCCCATTTCCTAATTTTTGATGAATACGTGGCCTTTATGGATATGCTTGGCCGCGATGCCATGCAAGTCATGTCCAAACTCAAACAGATCGTCATGCTTGGTCGTCAAGCTGGCTTCTTTCTCGTATTGGCTTGCCAACGGCCTGACGCAAAGTATTTGGGCGACGGGATACGCGACCAGTTTATGTTCCGCGTTGCGCTTGGGCGCATGAGTGAGCTGGGCTATTCCATGATGTTCGGCGAGACCAACAAAGACTTCTTCCAGAAACCAATTAAGGGACGTGGCTATGTGGACCCTGGCGGTAGCGTGATCTCGGAATTTTACACACCACTAGTGCCACGCGGCTATGACTTCCTCACCGAAATCGGCGCCGCCGCTAATATCGTTCCTGCAACCCCAACAGAACAGGAGGTGCCAAATGAGCACTGATGTCAAAATCGAAAACCAATCGCAATTCCTCAACGACTTTCACGAAAACGTGCCTTTCCAATCTGACGAAGACGCGGAAGACCAACTTGAATGGTTGGCGCTGCACGCCCACGAGTACCCAGATTCACGGATCTGGATGGGCGCTCCCGGCGGACTGACCACTGATCGTTTTCCGAAGCGTTTTTGGTTCAACGTCACTACTGGCGACGACGATGGCTTGATCATGACTTACACCAACGTCGCAGATGAAGGTGATGAAGATTGTTTCTAATAAAGAAGCACACCATAGACATGTGCTTAGCCAAGATTAAAGTTAATTTCGCTAGATTTAATTTGATTATGCTTAACAATTGCCTGAACAACTTCAATACCAATTTCCTTTGAGAAACTTTTATTTTCCGTCACGAATGCCTGTTGCTTTTGCGAATACTGTTCAAGCAACGCAGGAAGCAACCCGGCATAAATGTAGGATGTTGCTCGAACCATCTTATAGAACCAATCGCGTTCACTTTGACCGTCAAAATTAAGCTCAGTTCTAGGTAAATCCATCACCAAAGAGCGATCCTCATTCAATGCGCTGATTGTCGTCAAGACCGTATCACTAAGATCCAATCTAAGACTCTTAAGATCATACCCGTTGCTGACAAATGCTTTGGTAATAATTAGATCTGGGATGTTAATAGAGGAGCCGACAATTTGATTGGTATCATCGGCTATGATTCCAGTAAACCCAACAATATTGTTTAGGTTCAAATCTGGAAGAACCTCCTCGTGTCTGTTATACGAATAGTATAGCCAAACAAAGAAGTCACTCGGTATAAGATCCTCCATTTCTAACTCATGAACTTTCTCGCTTCCCACGAGATAATCAATTCGTCCAACGTCTGGTTTGTAAGAAGACACAACGATTAGATATGACTCGATGTCAGTGTCTTCCACCAAAAGCACAGTTACGTCATTTATGTTCACTCGGCGATCTCTTTCAAGTAACTTGCCATCAGAATCGGTTCGCTTATTTCTGGGATACTCAACACTGGCTTTGGCCCAATAGCATTTTTTGAGGCGATTTGCACTAGTTGGGAAGTCTACGAGTTGAAATACGGATTCCCACTTATAGACGTATCGTTCAACATTCGGCAAATTTTTTACTATTTGAGCTGAATAAACAGCTTCAGTTCCAACATGAATTTGATTAACAAATTCGGTCAGTCCCCGTGGTATTTTAATTTTCTGAGCTTTTGCACGTACAGCTCGTTTTTGTGATTGAACCAAATTAGCCCACCCTTACCTGCATCTGCGAAACGTCAACATGAACCAACATTCTGAACAAAAATCCCCCACGTCCCTCAACCAAGAGTTTGACGTTTCCCTTGTTCGACTGTGGTTGCAATATTACAGGAATCTCGATAACGGTATCCTCACCAGATGATCTTACTCCTTTTGTAAAATCAACTCTTAATTTTCCTTCATCGGACATCTCTGTATATTCTAATTCTGCTTTTCGATCAGGACATTTAACAAGAACGATGTCAGCGCTCGCTATCAAATTAAATGTCAATCGAAATTGTCGGACTAGTAGCCATCCAAGCCACGGTAACTCGCAGACCTTAACCGTCATCGTAATCGGCTTCGGTTCGTGTTTTTTGAGTGGCAGATTTACGCTTGACCTTGAAAAGGAAATCTCGAACTTACATCGCCTAAATGCCATTCGCATGAGTGGATATATTAGCGCGCCGGGAACTGCAATCAGCACAGCTGTCATAAAAATCGGACGGAGTTGTTCTGGCAAGCCCAATTTATTTTCAATTGAGAGTGCAAAGCCCAGATGTCCTGACCAGTACAAAATCGGCAAAAAAGAAGATACGAAAATCTTCTCAATTCCGTCTAGTGATGTTGCCCAATACCCTTTCTTCATAAAAGAACCTGCTCGATAACTTTTTGCAGGTTTGAAGTCGCAACAGATCGAATGTTCACAACTCCAAATCGGGTAATTTCAATTCTAGTTTTCGCATTGTCAACAAGCGAAATCATCTGAATACCTTGAAAATCAATTGACAAATTGCTTTGAATCAAACTCATAGTCGACTCAAAGTTTAATCCTATTTCAGGATCATCAAAATCAATCAAATCAGATAAATGCTCTTTAACAGAATCCGTCCAGCTAACATCTCTAACCCGGAAAGAAAAGCGGCTTAGTGCTTTAGCCAGTTGAACAAATGAATTGTCATCGAAATCATAGCTACTTATCTTCCGTTTTGAAGCAGCTTCAATATAATCGGTGCTCTCAAGTGTCTGTATAAAATTGTCAGGAGTATAGGTGACTGCAACATGATAACTGTCTTTCCTCGAAAAAACGCCAAAGAATTGCCCCCAGTTCATTGGCGTTTGACGCCGATTGTATTGACTTAGAAGTTTTATCTGCGTTGCCACGTGAGTCACCCTCCTCTCTTCCGTTGTGCTATCATCTACACATTTTACTCCATTCCATATATGAAAGGAACGGGTCATGACTCTCATTAAAAATATTCAATTCAAAAATCGGTTTACCGAGGACTACGCCGCCCAGATCAAGAATGCCACTTTTGATGATGCCGAAGACGCCTTAATGGAGCTTTGCGACTACATTGAACCCTGGGAAGACGGCGATCACTGGCTAGAATTGACCGCTGATCGCACCGTATCGGGCAAACCCGTGTATTTCTGGTTCACGGCTGATATTTCTGGCGACGGCATGGTTCTCACTTACCATGACTGGGCGCACCATTAGTAATCGACTGCATGTCGGCACCAAAACAAAACCTTTGAAAGGAGCAAGTCAATGACTACCCAATCTGTTCAGCAAGGCTGCACCCTGCCGCCACGCGCGGCGTGCAGCGCGAAAGCCGCAAGCGTGAGTGGCAGCGGTCGGCGTCAGCCGACCGCTTACCCCCAGTACTCTAACAGGGGGGTATTAAATACAACGTCTGTGCCTGAACACGGGGTAGAAATGTTGACATGACGGCGTTCATACGAAAATTAGCAAATTGTGGATGGCACCGCCAATCCACAATTTTTATTTATCAAGAAAGGAGTGAGCCATTCGGACATGGAAGAATGGACAGACGCGGTTAGATCCCGCCGAAAAAAACTGGGACTGACCCAAGTACAGATTGCCCGCCGGTTAGGCGTTACCTCGCATCATTTTAGCCAAATTGAAAGTGGCCGGACTATCCCTAGTGCATCGCTGCAAATGGAAATCGACCGGCTGCTCAAGAACTGGAACGATGAACCAGAACTAACGCTAATGTTTGACTACATGCGTGTACGGTTCCCGACACATGACGCCAAGACTGTGATCACCAAGATTCTCGGTCTGACCCCGGAACACCTGATATTTGAGGAACATGGCTTCTACGGCTATTCGGCTATGTATATCTTCTCCAACATTCAGGTCATGGTGGCACCGGTCGGCTCCAACCTCGGCACATTGGTTGAGATGAAAGGCCAAGGGTGCCGCGAGTTTGAGGGGATTCTGCTTAGCCACGGTGAGAACTGGTACGACTACTTCTTACGGGTCGATGAAGCTGGTGGCATTTTCAAACGAGTTGATATTGCGATTAACGACATGGTTGGCCTGCTGAATATCCCCGAACTGGTCGATAAGTGTCTGAACAACGAGTGCATCTCCGTCATGCGATCGTTCCAAGGGCTGCAATCAGGAAAGCTCGTGGATCTCGACGAGGTTGGCCGAGGCAATACGCTGTACGTCGGCACGATGAAAAGCGACGTGTATTTCTGCATCTACGAAAAGGCTGCTGAACAAGCGGCCAAGCGCGGCATCTCGATTGCCGATACCCCAATCATCAACCGATTTGAGATTCGTTTGAAAAACGAGCGGGCAATTAAGGCGATTGAGAACATGCTGATAACCCGTGACGCTGAAAAGGTTGCGTTTGGTATCATCACCCGCTATATGCGCTTCGTGGATGAAGTCCCGGACAAAAGCCGCTTGAAGTGGCCGGTCAACGAACGTTGGGCATACTTCCTTGGCAAAGGACGCCAGCCGATTCGCTTAACCACCGATCCCCAGCCCTTTGACCTGAACAAGACCAAGGCGTGGCTCCAAAAGCAAGTCATGCCAACGCTCAAAGTCATCAAAGAAATCGACAACTACTTTGGCACCACTGACTTGCAGCTCATGATCAAGGACGCCGAGCTGACCGACAAACACCTCAAGCTGATTGAACAACAGACTGTTGGTAGCGAAGAGCTAGGAGGTGACATGTTTGGTCAATGACGTGCTGGCTTCCCACCCGCTGCGCGGTAAAGCATTCAAGGACTGTGTGCTGAACGTGTACGTCTACAAGGCAGCACTAGTCGGTGTCGTCGAACACAAGAAGTACCGGCGCATCTGTGACATGAATAGTTTTGGCTTCACGGCACAAGACTATATCGCTTGGCGGCACCAGCAACAAGAACACCCGGCGGCGCTAATTGGCCGCGATGGACGTGCCTTAAACTACGGCGAGTTACGCCGACTGCTTTATCAGACAGCCGAAGATTCAGGCTGGCCGGTCTTCGCTACACCGGTGGAAGACCTATTTTTCGATTAACCAACTCGGTCGCGATTGACCGTGACAAAACAATCGCAATTCAAAAAGGAGTGATGGTCACAAATTCAACTAAAGGAGTATCACCGCAATCAAACTAGACGTCATCTACAATCGCGAGTGTCTGGAAGGCATGGCGGACTTACCGACATCCTCCATCGACATGATCCTGTGCGACTTGCCGTATGGCACCACAGCCAACGCTTGGGACAAGGTGATCCCGTTTGAATACCTCTGAGGTCAATACGAACGGCTCATCAAACCCCAAGGCGTGATTGTGCTAACCGCAACTGAACGGTTCTCTGCGGACTTAGTGCAATCAAACCCAGCCTTGTATCGCTACAAGTGGGTCTGGATCAAGAATACCGTCACCAACTTCGTCAATGCGGCAAGAATGTCAATGGTCCGGACAAAAATTGTCCGGTTCTGCCGAATGCGTATGGTTGTCACTTAAATTCACGCATTATCAGATCTTTTATCAGCGTTTAATCTTGTTTAACGTGCAAGAGAGACTACAAACAAGCCCTGGCATCTGGTCTTTCCCCAGGGCTGTGCGCCTATTGAAAGGTTACTTATGCAGCTGCTGACTTTCTTTTGCAAGCACCGCGACCGTTGGTCTCGCGATCATGATTGTAGAAGGTGTTGTAACGAGCAATGGATTCAGTGACGTCTAGAATTGATTCATAGTTGATCTGATCCAGCCGGACCCATTCTCGTTTCAATAGCGAATGGTAGGCTTCGATCCGCCCGTTATCAGCCGGTTTGCCTTTGCGCGAATATGAGTGACGCAGGTGCGCATCTGTCAATGTTGTCTCAAATAAACGACTGGTATATTGACTACCCATATCGCTATGCACCATCTTAAAAGTATAACCTTGGTGAATTAACGCTTGAATCGGTGCGACCGCGAGGTCTTGTGTCATCTGTTGACCCACTTGCCAAGCTAAGACTTTTCTCGCTTTTGGATCATACGCTGTTGCAAGGTAAACCCATTTTTGGTTGATCAGTTGAATATAGGTGATATCGGTGGTCACGACCTCAGACAAGTCAGCTAGGTGTCGCATTAAATTAGGTTTTTGTGGCATGTCAGTGGTTGTGGTAGGCTTTTTAGAGCGTTTACGATACATTGTCGATTGAATCCCCAATTCACGCATGACTTTCCAAATCGTGCGGTCACTTAAGCGGCATTTAAGTAATTTACGAATGCGTTTAGCAATCCGCACGTATCCGTAAAATTTTCGACGTTGCCAAAGAACCTGAACCAGCTCTTTAAGCTTAATTCGGCGGCGATTTCGTGACTTAGGATGCCACTTTAACCAGTCATAGTAGGTACTCGAAGGGATCCGTAACGCTCGGAGAATAACTGTGATGCGGTGCCCCCGGCTCAATTGATCTTGAATCATAAAAAGAGCGGCCTTTCGGCCGCTATGAATCAACGCTTTGCCAGCAACACCGCCGCTCGTTTTAAAATATCGAGTTCTTCCCTCAAACGGCGATTTTCTTTTTGAAGTTGCTTGAACTGTTCGTTGGTCACAGCAGTACCTTGATGATCAATGGCAATGACAGTGGCCGCCTGAACCCATTTGCGAATAGTGTCTAAGGAAGGACCGTATTCTTCATGTAGTTCTTTGAATGAGTGTCCTTTTTCATGAAGATCAATCAAGGTTTGCTTAAATTCGGGGGTGTAGCGAATAGCTGTATTGGTCATAAAATATTCCTCATCTGTCAATTATCGCACAAACTATTTTTGTCCGTAATTACAGCATAGGAGCCATGCTAAGAACCGCCCGCTATCCCGGTTCGAGGAGATTCTCGTCTTCTCAAAAGCGGGCACGGCCAATTTTGGCAACTCTCCTGATACCAAAGGCATGAACTACTTCCCCCAAGGGCTGCTCCCCTATAACAAAACCGTCAACTCGCGTAAGTACGAGAACTCAAATCAGTTACACCCGCGGAATGCGCCCGACACGTACACGCAAGAGTGGACTAACTACCCGTCTGACGTACTCAACTACAAGTCTGATCGCACCGGCTGGCACCCGACACAAAAGCCCGTCGATCTTTTTGCCTACCTCATCAAGACTTACACCCAGCCGGGCGAAATCGTTCTGGATAATTGTATGGGGTCTGGCACCACCGCGATTGCCACAATGGACACTGACCGCCATTTCATCGGCTATGAAATTAGCGAAGAATACTGGCGGCGCGCCCTTGACCGCATCAAGCACCACCACGCAACCCAAACTGAACTATTCTGATTCGTCACTCATGAGCCGGTCGCCGCTGACCGCGCCAAAACAGCGGTAATCTCGAAGGGAGCCCCGGTCACAAAACTAAAAATCAAAGGATGATTATTATGAATTTCGGACAAAACTTGTTTAACTGGTTCACCTCCAACGCCCAGAGCTTGGTGCTGATGGCGATTGCCATTATCGGTGTTTACCTTGGCTTCCAAGCGAGAATTCTCTAAGCTCATCGGTTTTCTGGTCATTGCGATTATCGCCGTGGGGCTGGTGTTCAACACTGCTGGGGTCAAGGACGTACTGTTGAATCTGTTCAACCGCGTCATGGGAGCCTAGCCGATGGACGACATCAAAGTCTTTATTGCCAATCTTGGCAAGTATAACGAGGGCGAGATTGTCGGCGCATGGTTCACGCCACCAATCAACAACGAAGAAATCGCAGAAAAATTAGGACTGAATGACCAGTACGAAGAATACATGGTTCAGGACTACGAAGGCCCCGTTGTCTTTAGTGAGTATTCAACGATTGGCGAGATCAACGAAGCTGCCGCAGCCGTCGAAGCGTTGAAAGGCACCGAGATTTACCCAGCTATCAAAGAGCTTATTGGCGAATGGTACGACAACGTGATCGAACTCGCCGCACACAAGGATGACATTGCCTGTTATCACGTTGCGAACATGACTGAGTTGGCCGAAGAACTGGCTGACGAAGGCTGGTTCGGCGACATTCCGCCACAAGTTGAAAACTATATCGACTATGCCAAGGTCGGTCGTGACCTCGAAATTGAAGGAGGTTTCGTTGAAACACCTCATGGCATCTACCAATTATTAGACTAACTCTCTGGGCTGGCGCTGCAAAAGGCGTCAGCCTTTTTATCTCACCATGAAAGGAGATCACATGAAGAAAGTCAGATCCTACACCAGCATCTGGTCGGTCGAAAAGGTGTTGTACGCCATCAATGACCTGCAACTACCGTTCCCGATCACATTTACGCAAATGACGTGGTTCATCGTCAGTCTGTTTGCGGTCATGTTGCTGGGCGACTTGCCGCCACTATCATCCATTGACGGCGCGTTTCTCAAGTATGTTGGCATTCCGGCCGGGCTAACGTGGTTCATGAGCCAAAAGACCTTCGACAACAAGAAGCCAATGGGATTCTTGCGGTCGGTGATCAACTATGCCATTACCCCGAAGCTCACCTATGCTGGTAAACCTGTGAAGTCGCAGAAAGAGAAACAAACCGCTGCTGTGACCTACGTCTGGAGGTACCACAATGAAATTTCCGATTAAGTATATCGAAGACAATCTCGTCTGGAACACTGACGGCGAGTGCTACGCCTATTTTGAACTGATTCCGTACAACTACTCGTTTCTAAGTCCCGAACAGAAGCAACAAGTCCATGAGAACTTCCGCCAACTAATCTCCCAGAATCGTGATGGCAAGCTCCATTTATTGCAGCTCGCCACCGAAGCCAGTGTTCGGGACACTCTCGACCGCTCGAAGAAGTTGGTCAAGGGGTCGCTGAAAGACATCGCCTTCCAGCACATCGACGGCCAAGCGGAAGCATTGACCGAAAACGTCGGTGACAACCAAGTGGACTACCGCTTCTTCATCGGCTTTAAGCTGTTGCTGAACGACGCTGAGGTTACCGCCAAGTCCATCTTCAAGGATATGTCCTTGGGTATTCGGGACTTCTTCGCCGAGTTCAACACAACGTTTGCTGGTGACTTCTTCACCATGAACAATGCGGAGGTGGAACGTTACGCCAAGTCCGCTAAGTTCCTTGCCGAAAAAATTGGTCGCCGGTTCAAAGTTCGTCCGCTCGATAAGAACGACTTCGGCTACTTGTTGGAGCACTTATACGGCATGACGGGGCAAGATTACGACGACTATGAATACCACTTGCCCCGCAAGAAGTCCAAGCGCGACACAATTCTCAAGCGATATGACCTGATCAAGCCAACACGCTCACTGATTGAGCAGCACCAACGCTCGATCAAGATCACCCACGGACTGGATAGTAGTTACGTGACGTACCTGACGCTTTCCGACATTGTTGGTGAATTGGAGTTTCCCGGCAGTGAAATTTTTTATTTCCAACAAAGCCAGTTCGACTTTCCAATCGACACCAGCTTAAACGTTGAAATCGTGACGAACAAGAAGGCGCTGACCAAGGTACGCAACAAGAAGAAGGAACTCAAGGACTTGGACGAACACGCCTACCAGTCCGGCAACGAAACGACACGCGGCGTCAGCGACGCTTTAGATTCGGTCGATGAACTTGAAAGCAATCTTGATCAGACCAAAGACGCGATGTACAAAATCAGCTACGTCATTCGCGTGGCCGGGCGATCCGAGGACGAAATGAAGCGCCGCGCCGATCAGCTACTCGACTTCTACGACAGCCTTAACATCAAACTTGTGCGACCATTCGGCGACATGCTGGGGCTACACAGTGAGTTTATCCCTGCCTCGAAGCGCTACATCAACGATTATATCCAATATGTGACCAGCGACTTCATCGCCTCACTGGGCTTTGGCGCGACGCAGTCGCTCGGCGAAAAGGAAGGTATCTACATTGGCTACAACGTGGACACTGGACGAAACGTCTACTTGCAACCAGATATTGCCGCGCAAGGTATCAAGGGGACTGTCACCAATGCCTTATCCGCCGCTTTTCTTGGTAGCTTGGGTGGTGGGAAGTCCTTCTCTAACAATTTGCTTGTCTACTACGCCGTCCTTTACGGAGCGCAGGCACTGATTCTTGACCCGAAGTCGGAACGTACCGGCTGGGCAAAGAACCTCGACTTTATGGAAGATCAAATCAACATCGTCAATCTGACCAGTGAGGAACAAAACCGTGGACTGCTTGATCCTTATATCATCTTGTCTAACTTGAAGGATTCTGAATCGCTAGCCGTTGATACGCTGACCTTCCTCACTGGCATCTCAAGCCGTGATGCCGACCGCTTCCCGACGCTACGCAAGGCAATCCGGGCAGTAACACAGGCGCCCGAACCGGGACTGTTGAAAGTCATTGACGAACTCCGCCGCGAAGACACGCCTATTGCGCGCAACATTGCCGATCATATCGAATCCTTCACGGATTACGACTTTGCGGCATTGCTGTTCTCTGACGGGACGGCACGGCGGACAATCGCCCTTGACCGCAAGATCAACATCGTGCAGATTGCAGACTTGGTGCTTCCAGACGCTGATAAGACGCAGGAAGAATACATCACTGCGGAAATGCTGTCCGTTGCCATGCTCATGATCATCAGTACGTTCGCAATCGATTTCATTCACCAAGACCGCGCTCAATTCAAGATCGTGGACTTGGACGAAGCCTGGGCTTTCTTGAACGTGGCGCAGGGTAAGGCGTTGTCCATGAAATTGATTCGTGAAGGTCGTTCGATGAATGCCGGGGTCTACCTCGTCACTCAAAATGCGGACGACTTACTCGACGAAAAGATGAAAAACAATATCGCCCAGAAGTTTGCTTTCCGTAGTACCGACATCACGGAAATCAAGAACACGCTGAACTTCTTTGGCCTTGATGCCGAAGACGAAGGCAATCAGAATCGGCTCCGGTCGCTCGATAATGGGGAGTGCTTGTTCCAAGACATCTGGGGGCACGTCGGCGTGCTGCACTTCGACTATATCTTTGAACACCTACACCACGCCTTTGACACTCGGCCACCGAAACCCGTGGAGGTGATCGCTGATGACGAAAGCTAACCGTCGGCGGCTACTGCTGTTCCTCGGTGTTGTCGCGGCATTCATGTTAGTGCTAATGCTCGCTGGCGGTCAACCGGTACACGCTGCGGGATTGGTTGACGATCAGTCTGGCGGCTCTAACGAGTATTCCAAGTACCCGTTGTCGCACTACCAGCTCGACTACTTCGTCGATACGAGTTGGGACTGGCTCCCGTGGAACTGGGGCGATGGCATCGGTAAGTCTGTGAGCTATGGCCTGTATGCCATCACCAACTTCTTGTGGACACTCTCGGTCTACCTGTCAAACGCTGCGGGTTATCTGATTCAGCAAGCCTACTCGCTGGACTTCATCAAAGATACGTCTGACGCGATTGGGAAGAACATGCAGCTCTTGGCTGGAGTGTCAAAGGACGGCTTCACTACTGACGGCTTTTACCCCGGCTTACTCCTCATGATTACGCTGGTAGTCGGCATCTATGTCGCCTACACCGGTATCATCAAACGCGAGACCTCCAAAGCCATCTCGGCAATCGTCAACTTTGTGGTGATCTTCATCACGTCAGCCAGCTTCATCGCCTACGCCCCGGACTACGTGAGCAAAATCAATGAGTTCAGTTCAGACATCAGCACCAGCGCGCTCAACACTGGCTCCAAGATGATTATGGGCACTGATACAGCCACCGATAAATCAGGCGTCGACGCGATCCGTGACACTCTGTTTGAAATTCAGGTGAAGCAGCCGTGGACACTTTTGCAGTTTGGCGACAGCGACGCTGATACCGTTGGCAAGGATCGCGTAAACACGTTAATGAAAACCGACCCGTTTGGCGACAAAGGCAAAACCCGTACCGACATGGTCAAGGCTGAAATTGAAGACAACGATAACGAGAATCTCTCGCCAACTATGACGATCAATCGCCTTGGTACCACGACCTTTGTTGTCCTGTTCAACATGGCGATCACCTTGTTTGTCTTCTTCCTGACGGCAATGATGCTGTTCAGCCAGATACTCTTTATCATCTATGCGACGTTCTTACCGGTGTCGTTCTTACTCGCTATGCTGCCGTCCTTTAACGGATTGATGAAGCAGAACATTATGAAGCTTTTTAACACCATCATGACACGAGTTGGCGTGACGCTGGTGATCACGATGGCGTTCTCGCTATCGGCAATGGTCTACGGATTATCGGCCACCTCACCGTTCTTCCTCGTGGCCTTCCTGCAAGTTACCATCTTCGCCGGTATCTGGATGAAGCTCGGCGACCTGATGGGCATGATGCAGCTACACAGCTCTGACGCCCAGCAAGGCGCACAACGCTTCTCGCGTCGTGGGAACCGCATGCTACGACAGTTCGTCGGTAGTGCCATGGGTGGCGCAATGGCCGGACGCTTCCTGTCGCGGGGCTATGGCAAGGGGCGTGGAACACCACAGCTCCCGACAGGAACGCAACGCGAACAGACTGCGGACGCTACCAAACCGCAACAACCCAAGAAGCCACGCAGCCAACGACTGGGTGAGAAACTTGCCGATGTATCTGATGTCGGCAACAAGCTCAAGGACAAGACTGAACGTGGCCTTGATCAGGTGAAGGACGCACCAACCAACGTTTTATATGGTCTGCATCGTGGTAAGCAACTGACTAAGGAGGCCGCCGAAACTGCGAAGGACAGCTTCAAGGGGCGGCGTGAGGCCAATCAGCAGGAACGCGACAAACAGCTTGAGCAGCGGCGTAAGCAAATGCAAGAACGCAAGCTCGCGATCAAGCCTAAAGCTGATCCTGAAAAGCCAAAACCAACGGCTACCAAGCCGCCGGTTGAACCAACTCGTAAGCCAACAACTGCCACCCCTCCCAAGCCAAAGCCCGAACAAGCTGATACCAGTGGGCAACCTAAGCGTGCTGCCACGAAGCCAACATCAACTCGGCCTCCACGTCCAGCCACGAAGCCGCAAGCAGAACCCACCATCACACCACACCAAGAACTCACTCCGTCAACGGATAGACCCAAGAAGCCACTGACCCTCGTTTCCGAAAAGCCAGCCAAGCCACGCAACCCAAAGCCACAGCGGATCAAAAAGGCTAAGGGGCATAAGAAGCGATGAAACTCTGGCGCTGGTTAGCGCTTGCCGCACTCCCAATACTGTTGATTGGCGGTCTGTTTTTTGCAGTCATCGCCTCTGATGATGACGAAGACCAGCCCGCCTCTGCGATCACAGCCGACGCGATGAACTTATCCGCTGAAGTCTATAAGCATAAGCTGACAGTCGAAAAGTATTGCAAGGAGTTCGGTATCCCCGACCAGGCGATGGTGATACTCGCCATCATGCAGGTTGAATCAGGTGGTAAGGGTGGCGACGTGATGCAAGCTAGTGAATCGCTGGGACTACCAGTCAATACACTAGATACCGAAGCGTCCATCAAGCAAGGCGTGAAGTATTTCGCGTCGCTACTGAAAAGCATGAAGGCTGCGGGCGTAGATCTCAACACTGCGATTCAAAGCTATAACTACGGTGGCGGCTTTATTGATTACGTTGCGAAGCACGGCAAAAAGTACACGCTGGAACTGGCAACCGCGTTTGCCAAAGAGAAGTCTGGGGGTAAGAAAGTCACCTACACCAACGCAGTAGCCAAAGACGGTTGGCGTTATGCCTACGGGAACATGTACTACGTGTCGGTCATCTCGCAATACCTTGTCACAGGTGGTGCGAAGTTCGACGACAAAACGGTGCAAGCCATCATGGACGAAGCGCTCAAATATCAAGGCACTCGTTATGTGTTCGGCGGCTCAACGCCAACAACGGGCTTCGACTGTTCCGGGCTAACCAGTTGGTGTTACAGCAAAGCCGGGATCAAACTCCCCCGCACCGCACAAGCACAATACGACGCCACTGCACACCTGAACATCAAAGCCGCCAAACCCGGCGACTTAGTGTTCTTCCACTCAACCTATGACACTGCCGACTACGTGACCCACGTTGGTATCTATGTCGGCGGCATGAAAATGTACAATGCGGGCGACCCGCTTGGCTATGCCGACCTGAACTCAAGTTACTGGCAAGCCCACCTGATCGGTGCCGGGCGTGTGAAGAAGTAGGTGAAGACAATGGATCAAAACGGTATCGGTTATTTTGACTGGATGGATCTCATCACTAACACCTACGACGACGCACTGCAAAAGGCGCACGTCGATCTCAAATTTGGTGACAATCGCGCACTACGCAACAAGGAACTCGACTTTGCGTCAAGCGAATGGGAACGCATCAAGTTCTTCAAACAACGCCTGCCCAACACCGACGACCTCTGCCACGTCCTCGACCGCTTTGTTGACCGAATGCCAGAGATGGAGTATGGGCACCGGCGCGAGTATCGCCTCGCTGTCGCGCATGAAGTGGCCGTTGATCGATGGCTCAAGGGCAAGGTGTTTGCACCAGAAGACCGTAAGTATATCCTCGACCGCGAACGCTACTTGGCCGAAGAATACTTCAACAACGACCGTGAACTCGGTCAGTATATCGAAACCGACTATGAGGGCTACAAGCGAATCTCACTACAACGCCTGTTCGTGCGTTTTCTCGATATTTACGATGACTTTTACCGCTGCTATGAAAAAAGAAAGGACAAGGTGAACAAACCTTGAATAAAGATCAAAATCAAAAGAAAGGCTGGTTCAAGAAACAGCCAGCCGTCCCAAAGCCGCCTAAGATCAGATATCGCGGCTTGCGTCGTCCGGTCACGCTGCTTTGCTGGGCGGTATTGATCGGTAGCACCAGCTTCGGCGTCTACAAGAACATGACCGCTATCGACACCCACACGGTGCATGAAGTCCAAGTGATCAAGACCAAGGTGATCGACACGCACGCCTTGGCGACATTCACTACCGACTTCGCTAAGCTCTACTACTCGTGGCAGCCGAGCCACGAAGCCCTCGATCAGCGGCAGAAAGCCTTGCAGCCGTATCTTGTGGAACAACTGCAATCGCTGAACGCGGATACGGTGCGGAGCGATATTTCCACCACAGCCACAGTGAGTGAGGTCAAGGTCTGGGACGTGAGCAAGACAGCCAAAGACACGTTCCGCGTACTATTTACGGTGAAGCAAGACCTCACCAAGGGCAAAGACAAGAAGTCAGTGACCAGCACCTACACCATCAACGTCATGCAAAATGACAACGGCGATATGGTGGTCACCAAGAACCCAACCGTCGCTGCGGAACCAGCAACAGCTCGAATCAAGTTACCAGACACCCAATCTGATAACACGGTAGCTAGCAGCACTGCCGATGACGTAACTAAGTTTCTCAAGACGTTCTTCGCCTTGTACCCGAAAAGCGATCGCAATGAACTCAAATATTATGTCAAAAACGGCACGCGACCAATCGAACGCAACCTTAAGTTCGTGGAACTTCTAGATCCAGTCTTTAAGAAGACTAAGAACAGCCTGACCGTCACCTTATCAGTGAAGTATCTCGACACTGACAATGATATGAGCCAAGTCTCGCAATACACCCTGACCCTATCCAAGCAAAGCAACAATTGGTTTATCACTGACGGTATCTGACAAAAGACCCGACACGGCCTCCACGCAAGCATGCGCATGGGTCGTGCCGGGTCTTGTCGTTATTCTGCTTGCGTAGCATTGTCACGGGCGCGGACTTTACGGGGTCTAGAATTTTTGGTGTTGGTAGTAATCAACACTGGAGATGCTAGACCCTTTTTAGATGACGAATTGTCAACTCAAGTGCAACTTTTTACCCATGAAGACTTCTGATGGCGTCTTCCAGCCTAAGACCTTGCGTGGTCGATTATTCAGTTGTTCAATGTAAGTCTCAATTTCCTGGTCGCTCTGAAGGTCTAGGTCTGTGTTCTTGGGAAAGTATTCTCTAATCAGTCCGTTGGTGTTTTCGTTAGTTCCTCGTTGTTGAGGCGCGTGTGGGTCAGGAAAGAAGACCTTTGTATTCAGACGCTCTGCCAGCTCCCTGTACCGGGCAAACTCCCTTCCACGGTCAGGAGTCACTGTTCTTACTCGGTTAGCTGGTAAGGCACCAAGCAGCTCAATCATGACGTCTCTAACAGTGTCAGCTTTTGCGTTGGCCGTTCGCTTCGAAAGCAGATAGCGTGATTTACGGTCAACTAATGTTACTAATGCAGAGTGTCCTGTTTTACCGCGCACTGTATCGCCTTCCCAGTGACCAAACCAGCTGCGATTTTCTGCCGACCGGGGTCGGTCGTGAATTGATGGCACGTCATTGAAGCGCCCCCGGCGTTCATTTATGGTGCCTTTGATTTTGCGCGTCTTGCCTCGGTGTCGAAGCAGCCTTGGTAGCCCGCGAGCACCATGGCTCTTCAATGGAACGCCGAGATTATCTAGGTAGATACCTCTGTAGATAGTCGAATAGCTGATGCGAATAGGACTGCCTTCTAGTGACAAGCGACCGGCAATCTGCTCAGGCGACCAATGTAGCACCGTGATATATCGAATGACAGCGTCACGAGTCCCCGGTCGATCGAGGATCCGAGGACGCCTGCTAGCCAAGCGAACCCGCCGGTAGCGGTACTGAGCGGTGGCTGCCGAATAGTTCCGCCAGCCGCCGTTACGTGCAATTTCACGGCTGACTGTACTCTTGGAACGACCTATCTCTTTGGCGATGGTATCAAGAGTTTTGCCTGTAGAGATACCAAGCAGTATCGATTCACGGTCTTTTAAGGTAAGATGGGTGTACGGACTCATAGTCGAGTTCTCCTTGTAGTTGGTCTTGTGGTGATTCCATTTTACAAGGACTCAGGCTATGAGTCTTTTCTATTTGACTAATTTGTTGCACTTGAATTGTAAATCCGTCTCCTTAAATACCCTATCAAGTTCACCAGACAGCAGATTCCCATCTTCATCACAGGCTACCAGCTGGCAACGACACCTTGGATGAGTATCCGTGACTGGAATCGGTGCTTGTCCATAGGCAAATGTTTGTCTATCAAGTGGTTCACAAATATCACAAACACGGTCATCTTCCTCGGTTAGCCACATCACATACTGGACATTCTGTTCATCATACGCTCTGTTCTTACCACTGTTGCTATTGCGTATAGCTTCATTAGTTGTTAACGTATGAATTCTGGATAGCATTTGGTTCATAGGCGTTGCTAAATTGTCATCAATTCGATCACCGCTTTGAGGAATATGAAGTGCCCTACAATTGTTAGACAAGAAGTCTAAGAACCTGTCTAGTAT